CGGACAAAGTGGCGGCGAAAGTTACAAAGCAACTCTTGGATCATATCTGGTACACGCAGGACTTTGAGGGCAAGATCCAGACCCAACTAGTTACTAATACGCTGGTGATGGGCGAAGCTTACCTATTCATTGATTGGAACGACCAAAAGGGCGACCTGAGTCCGGCCTATGTCGAGGCAAAGAAAAAGCACGGGGAACAAAGAATCCCACTCCTTGACGAAAATGGTCAGGTTACACGCGATGCTCACGGAAATGAAATTTATGTAGACGCTCCAGTGCGGGTGGGTGATGTGGACTATCGCGTTGTGCTTTCCACCGAAGTTTTGCTTCAGAAAAAGCATCGGTTCGTCGATGTCGATTATTGCTTTGAGCGCGAGACAATGCACGTTCAGGAGCTTCGTTCGAAGTATCCAGACAAGGCTTCCAAGATTAAAGACCTAGATGGCGCTCAGGTCTACGATTACGAGCGCATGGAATTGCGCCCGGCTCGCAATGAGCAGGTGGTGTATACTTTTTGGCATCGTAGAAGCCCAATGATGGATAAGGGTCGCAAGATCGTCTTTATTCGCGATGTCATCCTAGAGAGCACCGAGATCCCATTTAGTCATGAGCAACTTCCGTTTATTCGCTTTACCGACATTGAATATCCGGGCGAAGTCCATGGAGTTAGCTTCTTTGAAAACATTAAGCCGCTCACTGGCACCTACAACAACATTACCAATATGTTGGTGCGCAATATTGTCATGGCGTCGCATCCAAAGTGGATGGTTCCAGCCGGTTCCGTGGCCTTGGACCGCCTTGGCAATGATATGACCATTGTGCAGTACAAGGGGCCACAGCCGCCTGTACTGGCAACAGCACCAACAGTGCCGGGCGATGTGTTTAGCTTTCGGGAAAAGTTAAAGGAAGAGTTTCAGCAAATCTCGGGCGTCTTTGGCGTATCAAGAGGCGAGCCTCCTCCGGGCATCAAAGCAGGTGTTGCGCTCCAGTTCTTAGCCGAACAGGAATCCGAGCGGTATAACGAGTTGGTTTTGAAATACAACGATATGATCGTTGGAATTGCGCAAATGACATTGGCCGTCGCGGGCGACTATTACGATGAGTCCGATGAGCGCATGATCCGCGTTATCGGCAAAAACAACCAATGGATGACTAAGTTCTTTGATGTCGCAAACCTCGAGAAGGATTACGACATCCGGGTGCAGAATAGCTCGGCGCTTCCACGCTCTGTTGCTGCCCGTACACAGACGCTTCTCGACCTTAATGAGCGTTTCCCTGATCAGTTTACCGGCGAGCAGGTGATTGACCTTCTTGACCTAGCGCAGTCAGAAAAGTTTGTTGACGGCGCAACGGTGGCAGTCAGAGCAGCTCAGGCAGAGAATGAAGAGCTGTTAAAGGTTGGTCAAGATATGATCGCGGCTGAAATGCTGGCACCAAAGGAGTATGAAAACCATATTCTCCACTGGCGCGAACATACGCGAGCTGTGCAGGAATACTCGTTTAAGTATCAGACGCCACCAGAGGCGCAAGAGCGACTTATTGACCATATCATGGCAACGGAAATGCTTATGATTGATCAGGCCGCCGCCAACCCGACATTTCAAGCGGAACTTGCAAAACTTCCGCTGTTTCCCATGTTCTTTAAGTCGGTTCCACCAGCGCAAGCACCCGCGCCAATGGCAGAACAGCCCATGATGCCCGGCCAGGATGCTATGGGAGCGCCAATCCAATCCGTGCCGGGAATGCCCGTCAATCCAGCTTTGGGTGGGGAGCAGCAAGCCCTCAACCAAGAACCCATGCCACCCGTTGAGGCACAGCTTCAGCCGGGCGGTCCAATCCAGCCCACAGGAGGCGCATAAGAATGGCAGAAGCAGTAGCGCAGACAACCAATGTTGAAACTGCGTCCGTACAAGAACCAATTGAAGTCGTTGGCGGCAACGCTCCGGTATCGTTTGACGAGATGGAAGCAGTCACCAATTGGCGTGACCGGGTTGGCAACCAAAAGGAAGTCAAGACAGCCAACAGACGCCAAGACGAGGGAGATGACCTCGAGGGCGTTCTGGCCGAAGGCAAGGAAGCCAAAGAAACCAAAGAAAAGCCAAAAGCTGAAACCAAAGAGGCCAAGCAGGATGCCAAGGACTCAAAAGGCGAAGCAAAAGCGAAAACAAACACGCAGGGAGAACCGCAAAAGGCGCTCACTTTCAAAGTCGCAGGCAAAGACTTGGAAATCTCTGCACAAGCAACTGTCCCGGTTAAAGTAGACGGCAAGACTATTGAAGTCCCAGTGCAAGAGGTTATCAATCGCTATTCCCAACAGCGCCATTTAGATGACTTGTTCCGTAAGCATAAGACCGAAAAGGAACAGTTCGACGGCGAACGTAAAAAGATTAGCGATGTCATTTCAAAGAGTTATGAAATGCTTTCGCAAAAGAAAGACCTCAAGGGCTTCGTTGAATACATGAGCGATGCACTCGGGGTTGACGGTCAGAAGCTTTATTCGGATGCTGTCGAGAAAATTAGACAGGCATTTGAAGAAGAGTCTACACTGACACCAGAGGAAAGACGGCTTAAACAGCTCGAAGAGGAAAACACTTTCTATCGGACCAAGGCAGAGCAAGCGAGGACCGCAGAAGCGCAAGCCAAGCAAGCCAAGACCCTTGAAGCCGAAGTAGAACAGACGTTGACCTCCGTGGGCATGGACAAGGCCGCTTTCGTTAAGGCGTATGATGACCTCGTGGCCACGGGCATGGAGAAAACTGAGATCACTCCAAAGACGGTAGCGCAGTTCTATACGAACCAGCGGATCATCTCAAAGATTGAATCAAGGCTTTCGGACATTAAACCCGAATTGGCAAACGATCCGGCAACCATTGAGCGCCTTGCAACGCTTGCCATCCAAACCGGGGCGAATGACTCGGAGATGGAAGCAGTAATCGAGCAACTCTATGCAAATGAAGCAGAAAAGAAGCTCGCAAGGAAAATTAATAAATCAGTCAAAGCAAAGGCAGCCGAAGGCCCAAAACGAGCCGGAAGCGACCCAATGTTTTTTGACGATGTATAACCAATAAAGGAACTAACAAATGGCACAGTATTCACTCACGACTGCCAGCAACCTGTTTAAAATTAAATATGGGAAGCTTGCAGAAAACACCTACAACTCCGCTAACGTCCTTCTTGGCCGCTGCAAGAAGGAATTTGATTTCGTCGGTAAGCGCATGGATATCGCTGTCCCGACTTCGTTCGCAGGCGGCGTGGGCTCCGGCTCGCTCCCGACTGCTAACTATGCAGCCATCCAGGATGCAGTGATCGAAGCCAAGAAGATGTACGCTGTCGGCCAGGTTGACCGTGAGTCGATCAAGGCTGCCTCCAGCAATGAAGGCGCTTTCATTGAGCTCACCAAGTTCTCGACGCAGAAGGCCGTTGAGTCCTGGATGCGCAACATGAGCCGCGCTCTCTTCAATGACGGATCCGGCAAGCTCGGCCAGTTCTCTGGCTCTGCTTCTGGAACCGCCTCAGCTCCGGTCATCACCGCGACCGCTGCTTCTTGGAAGGAAGCAAACTGGGAAGAAAAGGATTATGTCAACGTCAACTCCCTCACCTCCGTCTGGGAAGTTTCATCGGTTGATCCTGCCACCAGGGCAATCACTCTTGCCCGCATCTCTGGATCGGATGACCTGACTTCTATCGGCGCAGGCACCCACTCGGTCTATATGCAGAACTCGAAGGACAACGATCCTCAGGGTCTTAAGGGCGTTCTGGACGCAACCTCTGGATCGCTCTATGGCGTGACTGTTGGCCGTCGCTGGCAGGCAGGAGCTCAGATTGCAGCCGGTGGTGCTGGTATCACCCCCGATGCTCTTAATCAGGGCATGATGGAGATTCAGCGTAAGTCTGGTAAGGTGCCGAACCTTATCATCACCAGCTTCACCCAGTATCGCAAGCTGCTCAACATCCTCGAAGACCAAAAGCAGTATCTTCTCGACCCCCGCGCAACGGACTTGGTCGGCAAGATCAGCTTCAAGGGTCTTGAGTTTATGTCGGCAGCCGGTCCTGTCGGTATCTTCCCAGAGCGTTTCTGCGAAGATGACCGCGTGTATCTGTTGAATGACAGCTATATTAGCATCAAGCACCGCCCTGACTTCGGATTCTTTGACGATGACGGCACTGTGTTCCTTCGGGACGCATCGTCCGATTCGTACAGCTTCCGTTACGGCGGCTACCTCCAGAGCTACATTGTGCCTTCGTTCCACGGTGTCATCTCGGGACTTGCAGTCTAATCCGGTTGGGGGTGGGAGTAATCTCACCCCCGCCTATACTCCACGGAGGGTATTACTATGTTGAGAGAAGTAAAAACGTCACAGCGGTTGCCTAGACTTCTGGCTCTGAAGGTCGCGGGTGCTACCCCGGCTATTTCGGTCGGCGGTCTTGATGCAACCTTGGTCAAAAATGCTACCGGAGATTACAGCCTGACGCTTGCAAAGCCCTTTGCTCGCGTGCCGGTTGTAGTTGCGGTATCTGAAACTGCGGCGGCCTACTGCGAGGTTGCAGCGGCTTCTGCGTCTGTGGTTCAGATTCTTGTTAAGAACCCCTCGACCTTGGCGGCAAAGGATGCCACGATCCATGTCATGGTTATGGGCTTCGATTCGGCAGACCAGACCTAATAAGGTTTGCCCCGTAGCTCAGTGGAAGAGCACTCACAAGGCGACGGCCAAATGAGTAGACGCTGGTTCGACTCCAGCCGGGGCACCTTTTAGAAAGCGAGAGATTATGGCAGCGGTTCAAAAACTTGTGCTTCACGATGGAGCACTGTCAGGCGATACGGTGACTGAGGCTAAGAGCCTCGAGGCGCTGCAAACGGATTTTGTCGGGATTCTTAATCTCACGGCTATTTCAGCCACTAATGTTATTGTGAAGATCCAGCGCAGCGCAGACGGCACGCTTTGGCACGATTGGATCACTTTTGCCACGCTAACGGCAGCTGGTTCAGAAGCCAAGGATGCAACAGCTCCGGGCTTGAGCTATGTTAGGGCAAACTTTGACTTTACTGGCGGCGCTCAGACCGGGACGGCTGTAGTTACGCTGTGTTACGATAAAAAGAGCAAATGAGCCGAATTGATCTTTACCCAACCGCTAAGTCTGCGCCCTCAGAGGCTCAGATTCAGACCGGGACACCGTTCGCTGGCAACAAAGTTGCGGCTGATGTGAACATTCTAAACAACATCGACGTTCAATTAAGTGGCCTTAACGTGGCCATGAAAATCACGACGATGAATGTTACGGGCACATCGGGTAAAGTTCCTCTGACTCCATTAGCAGCGAGAAACGCCATCGCCGTAAGTAACCTAAGTCCCGGCGACACCATCTATGTCGGTCCATCCAACGTGGTTGCCGGGCGTGGGATTGGCACTACTGCGGGTTGGGAAGTTGGGCCCGGCGAAACCTTCAACCTAGACATCACCGAAAACATTGAGCTGTATGCAGTTGCAGAGACCGGGGTGACTGTTTTAGTCAAGGTACTGGAGCTGGCGTAAATGGCAAATATCAATGCAACGATCCGGGCCAAGATAGTCACACCAGAAATACCGACTATCTATAACGTAATGGTTCCATTCGCTAATACGGAAATGACCCAGACCTTAAGCCCGGCAACCAAACGCTTTACTATTAAGGCGCGAGAAAGTTGCACGCTACAGCTTGCCTATAATTCTGGGGAGTCGGACACTACATTCCTGACAATACCGCGTGGTGCAGTCCTTACCGAAGATAACATGACGTTTACTGGGGATTTATATTTCCAGTCGGACAAGGGCGGCGTCACTGTTGAGATTGTCGAGTGGGTCTAAACTCAACCTATAGGGGAACAAAAAATGGCTAGTCTTTCACTTCAAAAATTGGACTTTGATCCGGCCTCAGTAGCGGCTGGACCAAAAGTCGGTAGTTATGTAGTAGACGCGGCTGGTAATGTCATTACCTCGACTCTTGATGGAGCAAAGCAAGCTGTAGACGTTCATGTTGCCAATACCGGCAACATCAGCGTTTCAGTGGCAAACACTCCTGACGTTCGACTTCAGGATGGCGCTGGCACTGACATCACTTCGACGCTGGTAGGTGCGAAGCAGTCTCTTGACGTTAATGTCACCCAGTCGGCTGGACTGTATGCAGAAGACTCTGCACACGCTTCCGGCGACATCGGTCAAATGGCGTTGGCTGTCAGGAATGACGCTGGTGGATCGCTTGCTGGTGCGGATGGCGACTATAGCCCGCTGCAATTGGATGCTGGTGGCAACCTTCGCACGACGTTTGCTGTGGCTGTGGCCGATGACGCTCCAGACACCGAAAACCCGCTGAAGGTTGGAGCACACGCTAGGACCGCTGCGTCTGCTCTTCCGGCTGTGGCAAATGGCGACAAGGCCGACCTGAC